GCAAGGCGTTCGATGGTGCCCTCAGCAATGCCTTCAACTTCCCCGCAGACCCCAAGCTGGGCAACGGTTGGTTCTACAACGACAAGTCGGACTTCGCTGGCCTCAACGGCTCCCGCCTCACTGGGCAGGGCAGCGCGATGCAGGTCAAGCAGGCTGACCAGTTCCTTGGCTCGGGGAACATGACAGCCTCGGTCATCGCTATGGGCGAAGGACTGGTGCTCAAGGCTTCCCAAGACCCGAACCCGAAGGCAGGCCTGAACATCGGCTATGGCTACAACCTGAACGCCAACGCGAACAACATTGGTGAGGACTTCAGGCGCGCTGGGATTCCCTCAACGTCCATCGAAGGAATCAAGTCGGGCAAGGTCCAGATCACCCCTGAGCAGGCAGCACGGCTCCTGGAGGTCACCGCACCGCGCTACGAGCAGCGAGCCAAGGAAGCAGTAGAGGCAGCGCACCCGGGACTGTGGACGATGGTCTCCCCGGGCCAGAAGGCGGCCCTCGCTGACGTGGCGTACCAAGTGGGCGATGTTGCTCAGTTCAAGAAGGCAATCACCGCGCTGGCTAACAAGGACCTCCCGGGGTTCCAAGAGGCTCTCAAGGTGACCTACTCGGACAAGAACGGGAACCGTCAGGAGGACCAACGCCGTAACAAGCTGCGCAACCTCGCAATCAACGGAACCTCCGCGTGGAGTCAGGGACTCTTGGAGGCAAGCCGAACCGCACAGTAACTTAACCAAAGGAAGGGCAGATGCCTACCCCAACGCTTCAGTCTGCAATCGCGGACAATTCGCAACTCGTAGACACCTCGCCCTCAGCGGCCCCAGTTACCCAGCAGACGGCACCACCAGTTGATGCAGTAACCCAAGCAACGCAGCGAGAGGAGGCATCCTACGGCCTCACCTCGAAGGACTACCTGGGGTCCATGTGGCGGCAGGACTCCTGGATTCCCGGGATGATTGACCACTACGCTGGGGCTCAGTTGGCCCCGGATGAGCACTACAACCCATACGATGAGAGCGTGAGCAAGGACCTGAATGATGGCATCTGGCCTGAGTTCCAGGGCTCGTTCGCGCAGGCCACCTCAGCAGGGCAGGCAGCGTGGATGAAGCAGAACATCCTCCAGAAGCAGAGGGACCTCCAAGACCTCTCCACGCTGGGCACCAAGGGCAACATTGGGCGCTTCGCTGCGGGCATGGCGTTCGGCGTGGTGGACCCCATCAACATCGCTGCAATGCTCGCCTCGGGAGGCACCTCGCTTCTCGTTAAGGGCGCAGCCACAGCAGCCCGTACAGCGGAGGGTGTGGCAGTAGCAGCCGAAGCAGCCAGCCGTATGCGCCCTATCGCTTCCGGTTTGGCAACTGCTGGTGGTCTTGGGGCTGCCACTGAGAAGCTCCGGCAGAACTACAACTTCGAAGACGACAACATGGGGGTCCTCACCGCAGGGCTCACATCGATGGCCTTCGCTGCCCCCTTCGTTGGCCTCCATGCGCACGAGCAGGCCAAGGTCTCCCAGACGGCCATGCAGGAAGCACACGCCATCGAAGCCCTCCGCAAGCAGCAGGCAGGTGAGCCCCTTCAGCCGCACGAGGAAGCCAACCTCCACGCCTACACGGAGAACCTGAAGAAGGCTATGGATGTCGAATCGGGCCGTGCTGAGCAAGCACATGAGCCCGCGCCAGTCCGTGAAGACCCTATCCAACAAGCGGCGCCTGAAGATACCGCCCCGCATCTGAATGACACCGTTGGTCCCGAGGAGATGGCTAAGGTCACCCCCTACGAGAACACCGCTGACCGCGAAGTATTCGGCATGGCGGACTCCGTGGGTGCAGCACGGGTGGACCCCAGCGAGCGCATTGCCTCCCTTGCAGACCAGCCAACGGCCATGACCCACTTGGGCAAGGTCCCCATCCGCTGGGACTTCTACACCCACTTCAACAAGTCTGACAATCCTGTGTTCCGCTTCCTCGGGAACAAGCTGGTCAAGGATGCCATCGGCAACGATGCCCACGAGGCACAAGGCTGGACCGCTTCAGAGCTCAAGTCGCAGTACCGCAGGACCCTCGAAGGGAACTTCCACTTGGAAGCCCGTAGAGCATTCGATGAGGCCGCCAAGGTCCGTGGGATGAACTTCTTCAAGAAGGCTGCGGCACAGGACCAGTTCTACTCGGACATCTCCCGTGTGGTCCGTGGCGACACTGAAGTCCTCAAGGCGAACCCTGACATTGCCCCGCAGCTTCAACGGGCTGCCAAGGCCCAGTCGGACTTCTACACCGAGATGCACCGCAGGATGGTTGAGGCTGGCGTAGAGGGTGCGGAGAACATCCCCGCCAATGCTCAATACGTCAACCGTGTGTGGAAGCAAGACAACATCCGGGAAGCATTCGCCAAGCACAAGGAGCAGATGTATGAGGCCATTGGTCGCGCCATCAAGCTCGATGGGGTAACTGGCGATGCCGCTACGGCCAAGGCCAAGAGCTTCATGGATGCAGTGATGAAGCTGGAGTTCAGTCATGCCATGCAGGACATCCACCTCTACGCCAAGGATATGGTGACCCTCCGGGAGGAGCTCGCCAACGCTGGCTTGAAGGACCACGAGATTAACTCTCTGGCGGACCTGATGTTTGACCGCAGGGGCAGCGGCTCGGGCGATGCTGGACAGGCAGGCCCCCTCAAGTACCGCTTGGCCCTCAATGAGAACCACGCAGAGCGCATGGCGGACGGCTCAGTGTTCCGCATCTCGGACCTCTTCGAGAATGACTCACGGCTCCTCGCTGGCCGCTACATGAACTCTATGGGCGGTCACTTGGCCCTCGCTGAGGTCGGCATCAAGTCCCGTGCGCAGTTCATGGCGAAGATGCGGGAGGCTGAGCAGTACCACGGGGAGAACGCGATGACCTCGGGCTCTGGCAAGTACAACCGGGTGAAGCAGATGATGCAGGATGTATACGACAACATCACTGGCCGCCCTATGTCCACCCAGAGCTTCAACCGTGGGGACCGTGTTCTGGGCGCTATGCGTGCCTGGACTCGCTCCGCGATGCTGGGTCAGTTGGGCATCCCCGCAGCACTGGAGATGAAGAACGCTATCGGACTCACCTCGATGCGTGCCTTCACCCAGCACATGCCTACGTTCGGCAAGATCATCCGCAGTATGCAGGCTGGTCATCCCCCGCCAGAGGGGCTGGAGGCAGCTATCCACCACCTCACGGGCCACGGGCTGGAGCATGTGTCCGCCTATGCTCGCCAGCATGAAATCACGGACTTCTCCTATGACAAGGGGCTGACCCGCTTCGAGAACTTCTCGGGCAAGCTCTCGCACGCTGTAGACCACATCTCGGGGAACTCCTCGGCAACTGCAGCTACCCGGATGATGTCCGCTCGGATGGCTATTCAGAAGCACATCGACTTCGCTATGGGCAAGACGGAGATGACCGCGAAGCAGCGGGAGCGTATGACCCACAACGGGGTAGGCACGGATGACCAACCGGATGTCCATGGGGCCCTGAAGAAGTACACGGAGATGGACGGCAACAAGGTGGACAACGTGGACTACGAGAAGTGGAGCCGTGAGGCCCCCGAGACTTACAGCAAGTTCCAACTGCTGCTGTCCCGTGAGGTCCGCGACATGATTCAGGACCACGACTTGGGCGAGACCATCCCGTTCATGCACACCACCGTTGGTAAGATTTTCTCCGAGCTCAAGACGTTCGTGCTAGTGGGCCACGCCAAGCAGTTCCTCAAGAGCCTCCACTACCGAGACTCCACCACCGCTGTCCAGTGGATGTACTCGTTCGCTGGTGCTGCTCTGGAGTACTCCCTGCAGAACTCCATCAACTACGCACACGACCCCGATAAGTTGGCCCAGAGACTCTCTCCGTCAGCCATTGCCCTCGGTGCGGTGAGCCGTATGGCTGTCCTTGGGCTCATGCCGCAGGTGATGGATACAGCCTATCAACCCCTGAGTGGTGGTCAATCGCTGTTCGCTAACGGCACCGCCAACACGGACAACCGGAACATCTTCCTGACTCCCTCGATGATTGAAGGTGCCCGTTTGGCTACCCTGGCGCAAGTCACGGGCAGCGTAGTGAACCCCTTCAGCACTAACACCATTACCCAGAAGGAGATGCACGATGCGCTTGGGGCCATCCCTGGTGGCAACCTGTACATCATGCGTAACGTGAACGACATGATTGGCTCGCACTTCCCGAAGTTCAAACCCCGCCCCACTGAGTAAGCATGGGGGCTAAGAAGGAAGCAAGACCCCGGAGCGTTCGCGTTCTGGGGAAACCCCACAGCATCAACTACAAACCATCCGAAGAGATGGAGAACAGCTACGGCCTGTGCTTCAACGGTAGGCAACGTATCGACATCATGGAGGGCCTTCCTGGTGGCGAGGAGGCTGATACGGTCCTCCACGAAATCCTCCACGCAGTTCTCTTCCAGATGGCAGTCCTCCTGCCTCCAGATGTTGAGGAGCAGTTCGTCAGGCCCGCAGCATCGGGGCTCTACGCAGTCCTCCAAGACAACCCTCAGTTCGCCAAGTGGCTCATCCAGCCTAGAACCTGACACCCCTCCTGGCCCCCGTTCGTGGGGCCTACCTATTCCAATAGAGGTTATATGCTCTCACGAGTCACCTACACCATGAGTGGCGTGGTGCAGCCGTACACCGTTCCGTTCCCCTACATCGACCAGTCCCATGTTGAGGTGCGCATTGCGGGCGTCCTGATTCCCACAGACCAATACTACTGGTCCAACGCATCGGCCATCACCATCCTAGGCACCGCAGCAGCCAGCATGGAGATTCGCCGTAATACCCCCAACGAGCTCCCTGATGTGGTCTACGGGGACGGCTCTACGCTCACCGCTTCTGACTTGAACCTTGAAGCCCTGCAGCAGCTCTACATCAACCAAGAGTTGTCTGATGATGTTGCAAGCATCACCTCGGACATCAATGACAGCATCTCTGCAGTCAGCAACGTCTCGGTGCAGTTCCCCTCAACGGGCACCAATCCGGTCCTCCCCTCGGCCATCGCTCGGGCCTCCCGTGCTCTCGTGTTCGGGGCCTCAGGTGCCGTAGGTGTCAGCGCAGAGGCCTACAAGGAACCGAGCGCTGCACTGCTGCAGGCCACTCAGGCTGCTGAGCAGATGCTGGCTGCGATCACGATTCCCACGTTCCTCAGTTACTCCCCCACGGTTCTCCGCTCGGGCATCGACTACACCGCAGGCAGCTCCACCACGGTGACTCTCCCCACCACGGCATCCCCGAAGACCATCTCGGGTGTGTTCTTCGATGGGGGCTATCAGGCCGCCTCGCAGTGGTCCTTGGGTGGCGATGATGTCACCCTCACGTTCTCCTCGGCTATTCCCTTGGGCATCTCTGAGATTAACGTGGCGTACTTCTTCCCGTCCAAGCTCGGGGTGTTCTATCAGGGTGGCGCCGGTGCTACGCCGCGCGCCTTCCAGAGCAAGCTGCGGGACAAGGTGAGCGTCTACGACTTCATGACTGAAGCTCAGATTGCCGCGACACGCACTGGGTGGACCTACGATGGCGGCGCTATCCAGGCTGCTATCACCTACGTGCTCTCGCTCCCCAATGGCGGTGAACTGGAAATCCCCGAGGGCTACTTCCAAGTAGCGAATACCCTAGATGTCCCGATCACTTCCAAGACGCTGCGAATCAAGGGCCGTGGGGCAGTTTCCAACATCCGCAAGGGCTCTGGAGGTCAGGCGTGGAATATTGGCTATGGCTCTGCGCCCGGGCCGGGGGTGGACTACATCTTCTCAGACTTTCAGGTGTCGGCTCCCTTAGGCGGTGCAGGCTCTGCATTCGAGGCATGGAACGCCAACACCTGCCAGTGGGAGCGCATTGCTTTCGGCGGCGGCCTCACCAATGGTGTGGTTCTGCACTCGTGCTACGCCACCCGGTTCTGGAAGTGCTCCGCAGTCAACCTGACCTCCTACGTTGTGTACTCGTACACCTCGTGCCACAACATCATCTTCGATGACTGTAAGTTCTATGGCGTGGGCGGGGTCAGCGGCTCGGTACTGAACATCGCTGATGGTGGCGCGACGAACAACATCGTGTTCCAGAACTGCGACTTGGAGTCTTGCGCGAACATCTATAGCGTCCCCGCAGGCTGCTCCAGCATCAAGGTAACGGGCTGCTACATCGAGTGGACCGTGAACCTAGAGTTCTTCCACCGTGGTATCTGCTACGGGGTAGACGTCGACAACAACTGGATTAGCTACAACACGCAGGGGAACACCCTGATGACTGGTGGTGGCTCGCAGTTGCTACAGAACATCCACGGTGGCCGTTGGGTGAACAACACGACTGGCGGGGCAACCTACCAGTTCGATGGGAACACCTGTCGTGATGTGGACGACGGGGGCAACGTGCTGCTCTCTGGCTCAGGCCAGTTGGGCCCGGCACCCTTCACCCCCGTTACGTTCCTCAATGCGTGGACCCAAGGTTCCCGCACGATTGGCTTCAAGAAGCAGCAGGATGGAACTGTAGAACTCCGTGGGGTCCTCAACGGCTCCGGTGCGGGCACTATCGCCTTCAACCTTCCGAGTGGCTACCGGCCGGCACAGCCGCTCCGGGTCCCGATGCTGCATGAGTCTGGGAACACCTTCGGTGCTCTCCTCATCGACTCCAACGGCAACGTGGTCCCGGTGACCGCAACTGGTGGTAGTGCAACCATTGACGGTATCCGCTTCATCGCTACACCGCAGTAATCCTTCGCGCCCCTCAGGTTCTCTGTAGGGGCCACCCTCTTCTCTAAGGTTGACTCTATGACAACTCTTGTACCTCCGCAGCTCCTCAACCCAAGTGGCTCTACCGCTGGGCAGGTATTGCGCTCTACGGGGCCCAGCAGTATCCCCGGATGGGCAGCACTGGTCTCCGGTGACCTCCCTACCATTCCTGTAACCAAGGGCGGCACGGGGCAGACCTCCGCTAGTGGGGCGGCGCTCGATGCTATCGCTGGGTTCTCCTTCACGGGCTACATGAAGCGCACCGGGGCAGGTTCTTACACCTCAGTGGCTACCATTCCGATTACTGAAGGCGGCACGGGCGCGACATCGGCTGGTGCGGCGCTGACGAACTTGGGGGCGCTTGCTGCCTCTGCAATCCCATCCGCATGGACGAGCTACACCCCCACCATTACAGCGCTGACGGGCACGTTCACCACCGCGAGCGCAACTGGTTCGTATTATAAGATTGGGAACTTGGTGTTCTTCCGGGTAAAGATCACGATTACCACGGTGGGAACTGGGACTAATCCGATATTCACTCTGCCATTCCAAGCGAATGCGAGTGGGGACCGAGTTATTCTGGCGGGGAGTGAGACCGCATTGACTGGAAAAATGCTCCAAGCCCGCGTGGATAATAGCGCAACGACGTCAACTGTATTTGTCTACGATAACACAAGCCCCGCAGCTACCGGGGCCGTCTGCATGATTAGCGGCTGTTACTTGTCAGTCTGATAATCCGGTTGCGGAGTAAAAGGAACAAGCGGGGGCAGTCCCAATAATGCCCTCGCCCTATCCTGCACGTCAGAAGAACAATAAAGACCTAATGCGTCTGGATTAACTAGGTCATAAAGAAACGCCTTCATGGTCACCAGTTCCGCATTATCTCGATTAAAAGCAAAACCCCCGTTCCCCATTATCTTTCTCCAAAGTTTATTAACAGGTGGCTTACATCATACACGATGTGAATTGCATGTGGAACATCCGTTACAAATAACCCCTAACCGCGCGCACCCCTCATGCAACTCCCAGAACACACCAAGACCCTCATCACGCTGGCCGGTATCGGCGCTGCAATCACCCTCGGCAAGCTGTTGTCTGAAGGTGAACCCATGAACCTCAAGCGGGTCACCGGCCGAGTCATCGTTGGCTCCGGCCTGAGCATGGTGGCATCCGCTGCTGTCGCTCTGTTCCCCAATCTCCCCACTGAAGCCGTCTGCGGT